TCTTGTAAGACTCTGATTACTGTTGCTTCTAAATCACCTCTTTTAGTAAATGCTGTTCTATATGTAAATGGCTCGCCGACTTTGTAACTCTCCTGTTGCATTTCATAGTTATCAATATGGTATTCCAAAATATTGTAAGGTCTAACTAACCAGTAAACTATAGTAGCTACCATTGAAAGCATTCCTGCTAATAATGCTACTCCTATTATTATGTCTAACCTATGGCTCTTCATCTCTTTAATACTAAATCAATTAAAAACCCTGCGAACCCTATCAATATCAAACCAACCATTCCAAAGACCAAACTCTTAACAATATCAGTTATCTTCTTGTCAGCTTTGCATACATCTAGTCTAACTATATCTTTCTCGTTATCTTCTATCTTTACCACATTTACTGCCACCTGTGATTCTAGTGTGTTCATGTCGTCGTATAAATCAGTTTATTGAGTACCTAGTAATGAGTTGAGTCCACTTGGATCATCTGAACCGTAAAATGGGTTGTATCCACCAGCTTGGTAAGTCTCTACTTGAGTATTGTATTTATTATTTAATGTACTTTCTAAGATTTCTATCTTAGTCCTTACTGTATCTTCTGTATCTCCAAGCTTAGGGAGGATGTTTGAATATTTGTATTCATCTTCTTTTCGTAGCACACCACCTTCGAGTCCCTTACCAATGATCTGTTTGATTAGCGTAATCGTTGACTTAGCTTTCTGTCCAGTCTTATCCCAAGGGATTAAACTTCTTATTGGCCCTTCTATTGGCCCAAATGCTGATCCACTCTCTTCCATTAACCCACTTAGTTGAGGTAGTAATTTTACAGCCTCTTGTATATCTGACAAATCTTGCAGTGATTCTGCTGGTAATGTCTTACCTAAATCTTCTTCCTGATTTAATCCTAACAACTCCATTACTGCACTTGCTTCAGTTCCACTTATATCTCCTGACAGTACACCCATTGCCAGTATCTGATTAATAGAATTTACATCCATTCCTGTGTCTGTTTGTTGTGTTTGTGGTTCTACTTGTTGTTCCCATGGTGCTACTCCTAGTTCAGCTTTTCCAAAGTTAGTTCGTAGTCCTTGTCCTGACTGCGACCGTGTTAGCTCTTCTACTGGTTGTGGGCCTTGCATCTCTGTTGGTGCTGCTAGCTCCCCTGCTCCTATACCAGCTAATTGATTCATAATATTTGATCCTAATCCACCAGCTGCTTTTCCAGCCCCTTGTATCCCTGCTCCGACAAGACCACTTAGTCCTGATAATGCACTTTTTGGTACTGGTGTCTCTACTGCAAACGTTCCAGGAAGAGGTATGTTTTTTATATCGCTACCAGCCTTTTTAATAACTTCTTTAAGGTTCATTTTGCTCAATGCACTCTGCAATCCTTCTTTTGCTACTTTGTAAGCTGGATCTACTTTTAATGTATCTACTATTGCATCTGCTGCTGCGTCATAAGCTTCTTTATCTAATGCTGAAACAGGGTCTTTTGCCTCATAGTTGATTAGATTTCTAAAACTAATTGCTAATTCATCAAATGACTTAGGATTTGCCGACTCACTGTTCTTTGCTATTGATGATAATACATTATTATAAGCTTCCGTCCCCTTCAGTTGTTCATATCTTGGACTTTTACTAATCAAATCGTCAAACTTCCCTAAAGAAGTAATCCCTATTTCATCACTTGGTATATTAATCATACTCAATGCTTTGTTTTTAGCTTCTCCATAAGGTTGTAATTTCGCACCAGCATCGTCTATTAAACCTTGTGCCGTGAGTGGTACTCTTCCTAATTCTTTTTTCGTATCAGACAATCTACCCATTATCTGTTCTGTTGTTTCACCTTTTTTGTATAAACCTGCTGCACCAGCTCGTGATCTTGCACCAGCCTTGTTAAGTGCGTTTCCTAGCTCTCCTATACCAGAGAAGACTCCACCTGCTGCACCACCAATTCCTAACCCTGATAATATACTGTTTAATTCACCACCTTCTTCCGATCCTGCGAAGCCACCAACAGCACCCTCTGCTGCTCCAACCCCTGCTCCTAGTCCTATTCTTCCCGCTACACTACCCGCTACGTTTGCCAATGCTGGGGCAGCCTTAGCCGCCTTTAACCATGGGAATACACTAGCCACCTCTGATCCTACCTTTGCTCCCGTTAAAATTGGTTTAGTTTCTATGGCTTCCTTTTCTTCTGGAGAAACAAAAATAGGGTCTTGATACTTTCCTATAATCTCATTAATCTTTTCTTCATCACCTCCAAATAGTTTGGCTATTCCTGCCTCGCCTAATCCTGCAAGTTGCCTTGAGAATTCCTGCGGATATCTTATTAGTCTCGAAAAACCACCAATCACTGGCACTTTCGACACCCCAGTAAATATTTTTCTATTTAGGTCATCTCCCTCTCTAAGAAAATCACTGAAACTTGCCATGTTTTTATTGTTTATTTTAAGTATTCCCCAGTCTTCTCCAAAGCTCTATAGGGTCTACTGCTATTCCATATTCCCTACCCTTGGCTATGATTCCACTGTGTATCGTATCCATCTTGTCTTCTATGTTCTGTTGTCCTCTTAGGTTCTTAATCCTATCGGCTTCTGAATACAAGAAGTCAACTACCTCTCTTGTAGAAGGCTTCACGGTCTGAGTTGGTGTTGTAGTCGTTGTATCTTCACCAGTTAATAATCCTAGCAAAGCCTCCAGGGTAGTGTTACTGCTACTGCTACCGCCACTACCTTTTGCCATCTGTCGTGAGAATTGGTCCTGTGACACTGCGTCTTGATAAAGTCTCCACTGATTCTCTGCTGCCGTATTGGCCTGATTAGCTGCTGTCTCATATCCACCTAGTGCTGTTCCTAAAATGTCCGAATACTTATTCCCTCTTGCATTCAATAAGTTTGATGATGTTGCATATCTTTCTATAGGGTCTTGTCTAGCCTGTGCTATCAAAGCTCTTTGTGCTGTTGGGTCTGTAATCAATGAATCTGAGTATCTCTCTCTTTCCGTTGGGGCTACTGCTTGTAGATCTCCCATAGATTGAGCTTGTTGTTTTATTAGGTCTTGGTTGTAATTTGTAGCCTCTCCATAGGCCTTTTTAAAATCTTGGTTGAACTTGTTAGTGTCATATTGCTGACTCTTTGCAAATAAATCTTCATACTGTGCGAGTCTGTCTTGCGTACTTGCCATTATCTTGTTGCCTTGTTAAGCCAATTTAAATAAGTTGTACCATACTTTCCAGCTGCTGTTGTTGGTTGTTTAACCTCATATGGCTTATAAGCTGCCGATTGTGGTTTCTGTTTTCCCTCTGTATTCTCGTATAATTCCTGTAGCCCTGAATATTCTTGTCTTGCATTACCTTTCTGTTCCAAGAAGTCACTCTCTATCTCTTGTTGCTGTTCACCACCAATACCTTTGTATAGATCCTGAACACCAGCTCCTCTGAGTCCACTCCTTATCAGTCCCCTTCCTGCAAATTGACTCTCAAGTAATTCTCTTTGTTTCTGTGCTATAGGTGCATAATATGCAGCTGCTGTTTGCTCTGCTGTCCCACGTGCTAGTTCTGGGTTAAAGTATGAATCGAATGATAAAACATCCGAAAAAGGTGTCAAGGCTGCTGCTTCACCTGCTTGTTTACCAGCTATTGTTCCTGGTGATTCTGTGGGTGCTGCAGCTTGTGCCTGTGGCGTAGCTGCTGCTTGTGTTCCTGGTATGTTGAATGTTTGTCCTGGTCTGATTAGGTTTGGATTGCTTCCAATAACACTTTTGTTAGTGTTATACAATTCTCTCCAGTTGATACCGTACTTACTTGCTATCTTTGAGAGGTTATCACCGCTCTTTACTGTATATACTGCCATTTACAAGAGTTCATAAATAATTCCCTCTCGTTACTTATAATATTATAACATATCAATTGCTTATGCTAATAAGTTAAACTCCTCGTTTACCTTGTTATAGAATATTGTATAACCTAGAGTTACAGTTCTCGCTGGGAACACTACTGGCCCTGGGTTGAACAGCGGGTCTATCGATGAATACCTTTCGTACTTAACGACTAACTGAGTTGTTGTTGCGTACACCCTCACTATTTCGTTATTAGGTGAGAAGTACCCACCGAAAACATATTTGATATCTTCAAGAGAATTCAAGTCAAGAGTTGTTGGGATTAAGTCTGCTGTGAGTATATCCCAGTACGTAGCCCAGTTCGCTCCAACTCCAGGTTCGTCTGCGCTTACTGAAGTGTGTCGTATCTTACAAATATACAAAGTACCTCCATTAGAAACATTGTCTCTCGGCAGATAATCGTTCCCTGTAGACCATGCGTGTCTGTTATGCCATTGTGCATCCCATCCATAAAAGTCTGTTATAGAAATTTCTGCTGGTACAAAAGGGGCAAAGAATGGTATATAGCCAAGATTGTGTGTATATGTAGCTGTCTGAGTATCGACATCAGAACTTGCATTTGCTGTCCACTGGGCTAAATTGATTGTTATTGTTCCAGAGGCAAACACCTTTAAAGTATCATACTTTGTATTTATTTTGTTTTGAAAATCATAATCGTCGTTATCATCTTCTACTTTAAGAACAGCAATATCAGATGGAGCCTCTGTTGCTGTACTCAATGTGGTGCCCAACGGGTCTATAGCCATCATGGCGATTGTTGCTTCATCATCTACTGGAGCAACTGGAGTACCTGTCCAGGCGTTAAAGTGTTTAGATAGCTCAAAATTTACGTTGGTATCGTCCATGCTGGATTCATCTGTAGTGAAATCAGAGGTCGTCGAATGTCCAATTTGTAAAGGGCTAGAACTGACTTCCCTCATGAAAAACGCAGTAGGTCTATAGTCCAAACCGTGTGCCAGAGATTGAACAGATGCAGAACGCCTTAATCGGAAGAATTTAAGCATGGGGAATTTGCTTGACATGGCCAGGTTCTTATCGCTTGCAGTCCTTGTATCATAACCAGGCCTTGCTATGTCTAATCTAGCTCCACGCATTTTTATTTGGGTCTACATAAATTATATATTTATAATTAACATCAAAAGCACTGTAGTTTGCAAGTGTGAAATCATAGATATAGAAATAAAATCTAATTGTATCGTCGTCTATTCTACTGATCCCAGTACACCACTTGGTAGGTCCTGTCGATCCTGCGTTTGCTACTGGGTTCTGTTGCCAGTCCACACTGCTACTACCTGCCCAGCCAACAAATGTCGGTTGATAACCTAAATTATGCTCTATGTCCACATATTTTAATTGTGCAATGGTTCCACCTGAACCTGCATCAAAAGAAATCGTCCCACTGGTTAACTCATCTATCTTGAATTGGTTTTTAGAACTGTCTACGTTTCGAAATCGTATATCGTCTCTAAACACATCTTTACCTTTTCTGGCTGCTAAAAGTACAGGTGTCTTACTCATCTTTAAATCCCAAATATATAGATAGGTTCCCAGTTATATCATACATCTCTATACTTCCATTCTCTCCAAATTTCCATGCCCCTTGTACACCACCAGCACCAATAGAAGTAACTGATACGCTTTGTTGTGTTGAAATAGCCCCTGTATCCAGTGGTAATGGTTTACTCAAGTATGCTCCTAATTGTTCCCTTATGTCCTTAATTGTCATTTCTCTCTATATCATAGATTAGATTGATCCCGTATATCTCAAACCCTCCAGTGCTTGAGGTATGGCTAAACTTTAATTCTATAAACTTCCCTGTAGCCTTCTCTGGAATAACTAATTCAGTTATCTTTACCTCATCACTACCACTTAGTGATATGTTGTCTGTTGTCCCTCCAATATTGCTCCATGTCCCCGTACCGCCGACTCTGTATTGCACGGTTACAAACTCACTCTCTCCTGTAGGTTTGAATACTACCTCTACTCTATAAGCATTCTTATAGTTATCCACATCGTCAACCCCACCATAAAGCTTTGCTGTCTGGTATGAGCTAACCTGTGTAGAGCCATCTAGTGAATATCCTATGTCTGATTGGTATATTTTCTGACTGTCTGGGTCTGATACATAAGATTCGTACACTCCTGCTGCACTGTTAAGAGTCCAGTACTTAAAAGGCCTGTTAGCCATTACATCCCATGCGTTTATCAAAACATCATATCTTAATACAACGTCACTGTATGCTACTCCACCGACTGTTACATCACCTATATAAAGGTTGTATCGGCTTTTATTGTCTAACCCGCCTGTTACTGCATCTGCATCTGTAATTGCTTCTATCCAGTCTGTTACTGGTCTTGATACAAGTACACTCTCTGTACCACCTGCGTATATAAATACACCACCCCTGTTGTACCAAAGCAACTTGCTCTCGCTTATCTGAACTGTATTGCTGTTTGTAGTCCCTCCGTTCACGTTTAAGGGTGTCAAAGAGTATTCATCCCATGTTGCCACCTTGTTCTCTGTAAACACGAACAATGCCCCACTAAACTCTTTAATCGCCTTAATAGGTTCCCCCATATCGTCAAAGTAGTTTGTATTTGGGAAATTATCACCACTTACATCTGTGAATATGACCCTTGTGTTATATGTGTTAGATCCTTGCTTAACATTACCTGCATATAATCTACCTTTATACTCTTCTAAGTGCTTGGCATAAATACTAGCTACACTGTTGATTGCTGTGCCTGTAGTAAATCTTATTGTGCCTTGGTCTAGTCCCTGTGACATATAAAGCCTTTCAACGAAGGTATCTGCTGCACTACCTACTCCTGTTCCTGTGTTGATAAAAGCAACAGCCCATTCTACTGGTGCTGATCCTGTAGATCCTAGTGCTGTACCTACTGCATTAAAACCACTTGCTGTACCTGTGTATTTGTATAGGTTCTCGTTGTAAACTTGATATAGCTCTGATGTTCCGTCCTCTTTGTTCCATGCAAAGACTCCTCTGTTATCTCCTGTTCCAGTACCACTTCCTAATTGTAAGAATCCACCAGACTTTCTTAACTTGCCTGGTCTCCTTATATCCATGTTTGTACATAATGGAGTTTCGTTGGTGTTTAAAAGTAACGGAGATGTAAAGCCTTGTAGTCCACCACTAAAGTCCATATAGTTCTCTCTCGTTCTCTTAGATCTTGCCATTGAATAGATATCTTATATTATTGTTAATATATTATACCATTACGTGACTCCAGCCCTTTGTATCAGGAACTGTTGCAGATAGATATACTTGATAATATTCACGCATCCAGTCCTCTAATTCCCACTTCATATTGTCCATCAAATACCTCTCGGCATGCTTTCGTATTGCCTTTGGATCTAACTTATCAACAATCTTTGCACACTGTACAAAATCATTGAGTGTATGACATCTATACCCTGTTACACCTTGCACTACTGTATCTGTAAATGCCCCGAAGTCTGTTGTTAATACTGGAGTACCGCACAGCTGTGACTCTACATTTGTACCCCCAAATGGTTCTATGTATGTTGTAGGTATGAAACAAGCCTTAGCGTTAGCCATCATCTCTGTACGCTTCTCTGGGTCTACATACCCTATATACTCTACGAGTGGATGATCAAGGTTAATCTTCTCGTTCTCATCCTTTTGACCTGCAATATATAATTTAGTATTAAGTGCTACAGCTGTGTTTATAGCTGTTTGAACACCTTTTCTGTGTATCAATCTGCCTATGAAGAAGAAGTAGTCTTCTTTCTTTTCCTTGTAAGTGAAATCTTTATTATCGAAGTAATTAGGGAATATCCTGTCATAATACGCTCCATTTGGTGAACTTGGATTGTCGTGGTTCTCTCTTCCGTATGTATAGTTCATTATAAAACTACTCTCAAAGCCTCTAGCAACGCTTCTACCATTCGCTAACTTCTTTATGCTACCTCTATATCCTATTCCTGGTTCCATTACCAAATACAGTCCTACAGCGTCTGCAATTGGCTTGTTAAAATACCCCTGCATAATCATTAAGAAGTCGTCTGGTTGCTTACGCTTGTTTATCTCTTTAATAGAGTTTGCTATGAATTTCTTAGTAACTAAAGTCTGTTCCTTGTTAATATCGTGCCTAAACATCCCCTTTCTCCAGTTATAGCCAATTTCAAACCTATTATCACCATCTCCCCATGTATCTCTTATATCTTTTAGACTATGGGTCTCAATATACTCAGTACATGGCACATCACCACCTTCTGCTCCATAGACATAGACTTCGTGACCCAAATCCATAAGCATTTTAGCCATCTTATATTTTTTCTGCGTGAAAGCACAGCCCATATACTCTTCCGAGACTGGCAAATGTGACAATCCTACAATGTGAACTCTAAACTTCTTCTTTTGTCTTGGTATCATAGTGGTCTCCAAGAAAGACACCTGTGAATGCTGATCCATACAATCCTTTGGCTGATAATTTAACTACCTTACCCTCTCCATTGAGGTGTTTTTCATAAAAAGCCTTATTAAATGAATGCAAATGACCTTCGTTAGTGCCTGTTTCTATCCATTCAAAAATCCTTATTATCTTTCCAACCTTCTTAGCATTAGTTATTATCTTTTTAGGGTCATCTGTGTGCTGAAGTACGTTATAGATCCAAACTTCATCGTATATTCCATCTTTTATATCTTCACCTTTCATCTGTTTGTAGTCTATTCCACATTCTTTATACCTTTGTGCTACCCATTTAGGATAATCGCAAGGATCTACTACAGTTCCTTTGACATTTTCACACTTGAGTAGTAAAGACGAAGGGCCACCACCTATATCTAGTATAGATTCTCCATTCATCGGTATTCTGAGGTTTGTGTATGCGTTTGGTACTACTTTAAGACCTAAATATGGTGCAAGTTCCATTTGTTTGATATCCTCCCATGTTGTATTAGCACAATTAGACCACCATGATTTTTCCCAAGCTTGTGCTTTCTCCCATTTGTTCATGGCCAATTATAACATACTAGGCTCTTTTGAAAGCTGGCAATGGGTATTTAGTTCCTACTGTTGGGGTTGTTTCTGTTCCATATACATAAAACCCAGCGTCATAAGCTGAAGAATACCATACGTCAGTAATATCATTGTAGTAACACCTATTACCATTATGAACTGAAACACCTTGATTCTCGGTTGGGCTTATATGTCCAGTTCTTGCCTCTGTTGGGTCAAAATATTCAAGTACAATAACATAATATTCATCCTTAGCCAGGGTATACCTATTA